GCAACAGGTGGCTTCTTAATTACAAGCGTAGACTCATTTGAGAATTGGTCTATGTTTGCAATAGGATTAGCGTAGTTCTTCTTTACGTTTATTACACGAGGCGCATTGTAGTCATCAGAAAAGAATAGCAAGTCATCAATCTTGTTGACCGCAGTGATTACATACTTCTCGTTGAAGTTTAGTGTGGTGTTTACACCATCACTATCATCAATACTAATAACGTGGTACGTTAGTATATTGGTGAGTACATTCATTGATACTATCAAGTCAAGCTTGCCTGTAGCACCAACAGGGAAGTTCGAGTCGTGGACAAACCAATAAATTGTTTCATTGGCTCCATCCTCAAAAGCTCCAATTGTTCTAGCTTCATCACTTAGTGGCGTGCCGTCAATGTAAACCAATGTAGTAACTTTTAAGTTACCCTTAGTGTTTTCAATGGTACCAATCTCACTTAACTCAGTGGATCCCATACGCACATTAAGCGCGTCAATATATTGGCCATTAGGAACAAGTCGTTCATCAACGACTTTGTTCATCTTACCTGCTGTAAAGTTTCTTGTAAGCTTTGCCATATTACTTTATCCACTTATTCTGACCACGTAGGTTCATTAACAATCTACCCGGATGAATATTGCTTAATCTAATTTTTGCATTACGTAAAAGAGAAGTCTTTTCTTTTCTTGCTCTCATTATAACATACTCCTGCACACCAAGTTTAGAGTTTAGTATCTCATACTGAATATATGCGTATACATACTTCTCAAACAACTTGTTTACAGTTACCAAGCTATCGTCACCATTCTCCATACCATCAGATACGTACTCAAGGATGACAGACTCGCCTGACATATGTGAGCTAAAGTTAATAACTCCTGCCTTCTTATCAATAGTAAATGTTGGATTTCTATTTGCAGTCTCAGTATTTAGACCATAGCGATCACCAATACCTCTCTCAAAATACCAATCACCATCATAGTTCCAACCTTCTTGGCCATCAAATGGATTGCCCGGGTTTAAGTAGATACTCTTTTGAGTTCCTGTGATACGGTCCCAATCAAGCTCAGAGAACTGTGGCTCAAGAGCATTGCCATTTTGGTCAAATAAAATCTTGCAGTTGTTATCTTGAAGGTAGGCCTTAGCAGACTGTACTTGAATGTTCTCAGTCATAGGTCTAATCCAACCATCCTTATACAATGAGATACGAACCCAATTGACATAGTCAGATGGCAACACAAAACGTAGTTGATCGCATATAGTAAGCTGAAGAACTTTGATTTCTTTGAATGCATCATAGTTAAGCTCTTGGATAGCTCTCTTTGCGTGGAAGATAATCTTATATCTCTCCTCGTTATTTACTAATGAGTGGTTGCCTGAATACATCAACAAGAAGTTGTTGACGATATCGTATAGGCTTACATACTGATACGAACCCCAATTGGCGTCCTCAGGCTGATTGCCACCATTTTCATAATACTCATACTGTGAAATATATGCCATGGTTTATTATTGTTGTGTGCTAAATGCAGGATTCTCTGCTTGTTCCTGCTGAATTCCATATTGTGCAACCTGAATTTCTCTGATTGACATACCACAGTATTGAAGAATCTTCATAACCAATTTATACTCATCTTCAAATGGAAGTTCAAAATCTTGGTAGTCAGGTTGAGACTGATCAAATGCAGGCTCTCCATTTGATAATGTAATATATGTCCACTTAGGATCTTTAGGCAATCTAAAGTATGCACATTTCAATGATGATACACCATTAATGGTGTCAGGATAAACTGTAATAATATCTTCTTCAATAATGTATGAAGGATATTTTGTAGTTGGAGCTGTAAGCATTGAGTCCAATAACATATATAGACGTGCGTTAGCAACCTTTTCAGCATCACCCAATCTTGTAGCACCTGTAGAATCAAAACAAGTAATTCTACTAATCATATAAAAATTGTAACCTGTCGTTGTTAACGAAGGTACGTAGTATTGGTTTGTTGTAGGTGCAACTTGAAGAAGAGTATCATTTCGCAAAAAGCCTTCTAAAACCTCTGCAATTGGATTCTCTATATCAGCATACTCTGTTCCTGATATCCTTGCATTCTCTGCATTAATGGTCTTATTATAGCTACTGTAGTACTCTTCATATATCTCCATCTGAGCCTGCTTAGAAAATAAGTTGAAATCAGAGGGGGAGATATAACCGTAGTTATTCTTATTAAGAATAGATAGTACAGTGTTTCTTACTGAGTTAATCATTGAAATATCTTTTCACAAAGATACAAAAAAATAAAGGTGCCACTAGGACACCTTTATCAAAACAAACGAGCGAGTAGAAACTCTAAAACAACATTACAAATATAATATTATTTATGCATTCTCCAAATGGTGCTCTAACATTTTTAATGCTTCAACACCTTCATCGGTTTTAAGATACATTGCAACTAGTACATATGGGTCTTCACCGTAAGGAACATTGAGCATTTTCTTTTTATTTGTTGGTGTGCTATACCAAACTTCTTTGTTCCCATTTCGGAAACCAAGTAATCCCATGTCAAAGAAAATATGTACCTGAGATTGAAGATGTAACATCGGATCTTCTAATGATTGTAAGAATGCTCCCGGATAGTTACGTGCGTAGATAAGAACATCTCTCTTCATCTCTGCAGTGGTAACACGACTTACATCCTTGTTAAACAATACTCGGTAAACTGTCTCAAGTTGCTCAATTGAAAGCTCACGAGCTCTAATCAATGCATCAACCTCAGCAGTTAAGTATTCAACCTCTTCTTGTGCATCACGCTCTTTATTGACCTCCTCAAACGCAGTACCATTCATAGGATGGTAATAAAGGAACTCTTGAAGTACAGGATTGCTTTTTGGAACGTTTAAGAAACCATTATCGAAAATAATTGCCTCAATGATAGCATTACCATCTTGCTCATCTTCAAATGGCGTTCTTTGGTTTATAGCGTATCGTAGGGGCTTATTAATGTTTTCTTCTTCATCATACCACAATAGCGGGTAACGCTTTGTGTTTCTTGATGCTAACATATAAGATAAAGGAGCTTTATCAGTTTTGAGTCGGTAGACTCTGTCGGCAGCAGCCAACTTTGCTTTTTTTGACATAAGATATAATATAATTAAAGTTTACAATAAAAATAGAGAGGGGCCTAAACCCCTCTCATATTATGGTGTTAATTATGCACCGTAGCGGAACAATACGAAGTTGTTTGCACCAAGTGTACATACAGCACGCTCAGACAAGAAGTTAACTTCCATTGCATCGAGGTCGCTAGTAGCAGCACCACCGGCAGAACCTGTAATCCAAGTTTTGTAACGGCGGTCTTCAGTCTCAGACGCACGGTAACGAACGTGTAAGAATGGACGCTTAGCGTTTTTACCAAGGATTTGGTCATAAACTGTAGTTGAACCTGCAGGTACAAGAAGACCTGTGATTACGTTAGAAGTTGTAGGACCTGTTGCAGATGCAGTCAAACCACCACGCATAGTTGGATCGTTGAGGTATTTCCAATCTGTTTTGTAGAAGTCATAACCACGGCGGAAACCTGAGAAACCAAGGTTAAGAGCCATATCACGGTCATTGTCAAACAAACCATAAGAAGTACCTGCAGCACCGTAGCTGTTTTGAGCAGCCAACATATCATCGATATCGAAGCTGAAGTCACGGTTTACAAACAATACGTTCTCTTCGATAGATCCTTGTTTGTCAAGGCGAGAGATGATTGTATCGAAATCTGCCAAAGTAGTTGGGTTACCACCACCCCATACGTTACCACGAGAGTTAACAACGTAGAATACGCCGTCAGATCCTTTGTTACCGTAAGTTGGGTTAATACCTGCGTTAGCAGCACCTGAACCTGATTCAGCAGGAACAGCTTCTAACATTGCAGTCTCTAAGTAGTCTTCGAAACGTAAACGAGTTTCGTGCTCAGACTTCAAATACCAAAGGTATCCTGTAGCACCATTCTCAGTAGTTACTTCAATCCAACCAATCTGAGCCATATCAGAACCTGAAACAGCATACTTATCTTTGATGATGATTGGGCTGTTAGCGAAGATTTCATCTTCAGCTTCCAAAGAACCGATCATACCGTTAGTTCCTTTTTTGAATTCAGAACCGTAGATAAATACTGTAAACTCATTAGCTGTAGAAGCATTGGTCATACCTAAAGCTTCGTAGAAAGCAACTGTAAATTGGTCAGTAGCAGTGTTAACAGCAGTAACGATACCTTTGTTTTGAGTAGGACCCGCAACGTTAGGAGTAATCATTACAGTTTGACCTGCACGGATAGCGATACCTGATACGTTCAAGTCATTCACTTGGAATGTAGCGCTGTCAGCGTTAGACAAAGTAGCTGTAGAAACAACTTTAGTATACTTCGTGTGAAGACGGCCTTGTTCTGCCCATTTGATTTGGTCAGAGATAGACGGCATCTCAGCACCTACCATACGAAGGAAAGATGCAACGGTACGGTTTCCGTAACGCTCAAATTCTTTCTCATATGTATCAGGTAAATACTGATTCATGAAGTCAAAGTTTGTCATGTAGTTAGTTGACAAAGGCACCTGTTCAGCACTCGGCTGTAACTGATAGCCCGGTGTAGATAATAAAGACATTTTTTTCTTTTTTTAATTGTTTATATTCTTTTTGCACTTTTGATTTTCAACCCACGACCTTGGTCAGGATTTACTTCTCGGATTTGCATTCCTCCTTTTGGAGCCGCCTCAGGAGCCCTGCGCTCAGACATATTAACGTTCTTAATTTTTTTGTTAATGTCATCTGTCGCATCCGACTGCCCTTGTTCGTAAAAGAACTTAGCGAACTTGTCAGGATTCATTGCGATTGCTAAAGCTCTATGGTATCCTACAGCATCACTAACCATTCCGCTCTCATCCAAATACTTATTGATAAAGTTTGTTGGAGTTGATTGCAATTTCTTTAACTCTGTTGCATCACCCGGAGAAAAAACTACTCTCTTGTCGTCAATATTGAACTCAAAACCTTTGAACTCTTGACTAAACACGTCTTCAGTTTTCTTTAGAAACCAATCACGTTTGCGATTGTTTTCTTCCTCTAGTGTTTTAGCTTGTTGTATGTATTGTTTATACGCCTCAAACTCTTCCTTCTCTTCTGTAGGAATTTGACTTCCCCTTGACTCAAGAGGTTGCTTGTATTTTTCCTTTTCAGAGTTAAAATAGTCTTTGGCCTTAGCAATAGCCTTCTTCTTAGCAATCTTAGCTTTCTTAATATGAGAATCATCATCTAGATCCTCATCATAAGCAAACTCTTCCATCATGGCATCAATGTCTTCGTCATCAAGACCAACCTCTGTAGCCATGAGGTATTGCTTCAAAAGTTTATCAGGATTCATTTCATCAAAGTCTTCTTGTAATTTCAAGAAGTCTTGGATGCCACGTCCTGTTTCTTTTTTATACTTAAGGAAAGCCTCAACGTCTTCAGGTAACGGTTCGTTATCTGCACGTTGTGCCATCAACTCATCAAATGAATTGATTTCCTTATTGTATCTTTTTCCTAAATATGAAAGAACGTCTTCCTCTTTAAGCTCAGGTGTTTCGATTTGCGACTCATCAATTGGAGGCTCATCAATTGGAGGTGTGTCTAATGCATCAGGAGTTTCGCTGAAACTTTCCTCATGCTTTTGCAACAATTCCTCTTCAATTTGAGCTGCACTCTTTTCAACAACTCCTGTTACTTCTTTTACTGTAAATTGCATTTCATTTAATTTTTACAAAGTTATATATTTTTTTTATTATTTAACGAGGCTCAAATTCAGCCAAGTCAAAGCCATCAAGGGAATCCTCATTTGATTCAAAATCGATTGGTGGTAGATTGTTCTTACGTTGATTAATCAACTTAGATTGCTCTGAGTTTTGTTGACTAATACGCTTAGCTTTAGCATCCTCCCTTTCTTTCTCTCTCTTATCAACTGACTGAGTTTCCATTCCTTTTAGTTGCATCTGCATATCAAACTCTGTCTGCATCAACTGTTGTTTCAATACAGCTTCGTTCTTCATCTTTTCAATCTCAAAAGCCACCTCAGCTTGCTTAAGCTGCATCTTAGATTGTGTCTCAAGTTGAATTTTTTGAAGAGCTGTCTGAGAAGCCATTTGCTGAACTTGCATTTGTTGCTGAGCTTGAATAGCCTGAACCTGCATAGCACGCTTCTGTTCGTTCTCCTCTTTCTTAACTCTCTTAACTTTTAAGAGTTGGTTAGCCAACTTGATATTTTTGATTTCGCGTATATCAATTGCATCCTCAAGATTAATATCACCTTTAGATAGAGCAACTTGAATGTTTTGCTCGAGTTGTGCTTTTTGCTCTTCATCCGGAGAGACATCAATAAAAATTCCGAAATCATATACGTATAGGTCTTTAATTTCATTTAAAATAGATACATTGTATTTACCAATCTTATTGGCAAAGTCATCTCTGAAGTCAGCGTACTCAAGGATGTCAGCAATCCTATAAGTAAGTGCTTCTGCAATTGTCTTAAACATATAAAGACTACCGTCAAGAATGTGACGAGTAGCTGTGTTTGAGTTAAGTGCAGCAAGCTTCTGAACACCAATCAATGCACGCGGGTCAGGATCAGAGCCATCACGAGCCTCATTAAGACCTGTCACCGAACGAATCATGTCAAGGTAATGGTTGTAGTTTGTAATAAGCATCTGTGTTTTTGACGCTCCTGAGTTGCTATTTAACTCTTGGATTGGAACACGAGCATTATTAAACTCACCATCCTGTGTATAAGAACGACCAATGACACTACCTGTTTGGAAGTAAAGTCTAAGCGCATCCTCAGGGTTGTATGCGTTACCTGTACCTAAGTCAACCTCGTTAAGACCATCAGCATCAATGAAGACACCATCAGGCACAACACGAGATATAACCTGTTGTAACTTCAAGTGTGTCAACTGAATCAAGTCAGCGAATGGTATCATTCTACGAACCAATGACTCAATAACACCCTTGTACATACGTGGCGCAACAGCAACATAGTTTGGAAGTGCGTGCTGAGTAGCAGACTTTGGTCTAACCATATTGTGCGACAACTCCCACTTAAGTAGAATGTTGGTACCCATTACCATAATACCTTGATACCAAACATCAATTACCTTCTCTATTTTTTCGAAACGACCTTCTTCCATCATCTCCACAGGAGGATTGAAGTTCTCGTCTTTCTCGATTACTCTAGAATTTCCATTGTCAAGAATTTTCTTCTTGTATATAATCTTTTTAGTAGTCTTATAGTTAAAGTATAAAAGAGTACACGTATCACGGTAAAAAATATTATTCTCGTAGAATTGAGCTACATTATAGTAGTCATACCAACTTTGGCTGTATTTTGAAATCTTCTCAAGATCCTCTTTAGTTAAAGATTGGTCAATCTTGTAAAGTTCAGTAATCGGTAATGTTTTAATCTCACCCCAATAGAAGCAATCTCTAAAGTATGGGTCTTCAGTATAACTATAAACAATATTCGCAGGATCTACGTATGAAATCTCAACGCCTGCTCCCGGCAAGAACTCGTGCTTTTCAACAGCGATACCAAGAGTCATTAAGTCATAGTCACATTGCTTACGAACGTAATCGTAGTGGTTCTCCTCAAGAATAGTGTTAATAGCCTGCTCTTCAGCAATCTCAATCGCAGGTTTGTAATTAAGGTTCATATACAATGACAATTCCTCATCATTGTTTGGCAACTCATCAGGTTGCATTACAAATGGGTCAACGCCTGTCTGCTCTTTGATATTCATCAAAAGATCTTTGGCTACCATCTGCCCCTCAATCATATCTTGGTATTTGCTACGCTTAGCCTGAGACATTGCGTCTTGAGAGTATGCCTTCACTTTAAACAAGCGATCAGACATACCGTTAACAACGATATCTACAAACTTAGGTATGATTGGAACAGGTGTCCAATCAAGGTTGATGTAGGAAAGGTCCCCATCAACAGCAAGTTCTTCCTTGTATTTCTGAATAGGTTGTTCACCACGAGCATACAGACGGAGGCGATGAAAATCCCTCCACTGACTGTAGTATCTACATTGGTTACCATCTTTTCTAAACCACTCATATTGTATAGCCTGTCCAACTTGGAGACCAAACTCAAGGGTTTCTTTCTCTGCATCACTAGCGAATTGACTCGGGAATGACGTAGTAGATATGTTTACGATTACTTCTTTCATGTATTCAAGGAGCTAATATTTCCTTTATTATTATATGTAGCAAATTTAATGCTTATTTTTGACTCTTTTCTCTCAGGCTGATATAAGTGCTTCTGACAAGCCATAATAGCCAATCCTGAGCTAATCGTGGCATCAAACATTGTTCGATCGCTAATGTCAAATTTAGCCCAATCCTCAAGTGTTTTACTGAAAGGCATAAAGCCCATCTCTCCATCTTCTTGAAGACCAATGTACTTCTCAATGTGAGACTCAATTGCTGCAGCGTGTGCTTGCTTAACATCCTCAGATGAGTTAGGCATACCACCTAATTCACGCTCTGTCTTAGATAGCTTGTTGTAAGGCTTGTCAGGTCTGTTGATACAGAACCCACGGTATCCTCTGTTCTTAAAGTGATATAGCAAACGTGGTTTGTTGTTCTCAATTAAGATAGGCATACCATAGAACACACAGGCCATCAATACCTCCTCAAAGAATATCTCAGCTGTCTGAGGACGAGCAATGTACTCCAAGAAGAATTG